CCAGTAAGTAATGTCTGCATTGCAGCAACTACTTCTTGACTATCCCAATAAGGACCAGAGTATAGTATCTGAGCACCAGGATGCCATTTCTTATTAGGAAGATAAGGAAACAAATCATATCCATTCTGTTCAAGATTGAATATGAAATGATCTAGTTGTTCGTTCAGGCTATACATAAATCTTTGACTAAAAATTCATTAGTAATATGTTGTGTAAATCCTAGCAATGTAAGTTTACTAGTATCCATCCAGAAGTTCTGTGTCTGAACATTCTTATGAAACTCAGGTGGTTCCATGTTTAGTAACTGACCTCTTGATCTAGTGTAATGTTTTGCTAGTGTCATGATCTCACTAACACTAGTAGGTTTACCAGATCCAATGTTATATGTTTCATTATAGTTTCCAGCATCCATGACAAGTTTGATAGCACGACACACATCATCTACATGCATGATGTCACGACAATGTGATCCATTATCATACATCTTGACATCTCTGTCTGCTTTCAACTCATTGATCATCCATTGAATAGCATTCTTTTTACGATTTGCTTTCCTATCACCAGGTCCCATGACATTACATAGTCTTAGGATTCTATACTTCATGCCAGTGGTTTGGGCAAAAGACTTGATAAGATTCTCAGCACAAAGTTTCGTGATCGAATAGAATCCTTGTGGATCGCAGTGAGCGTCTTCTTTTGCTGGAAGGATTCCTTTTCCGTAGACAAACCAAGAGGAAAGGAAGTTAAAGGTAATGTCTTCTGACCTGCAATGGTCAAGAACCTCGCAAAGGACATGTAAATTAGTGTCAACGTCTAGTGTTATTTTATCATGGACATTGTAATTGTCCACAGTTGATATGGTATAAAGGATATCATTACTCTTAGGTATACGATCATCCTTGTTTACTATCTCAGTACAACCTTCATACATGTGATAGAAATTTCTACCAATAAAACCAGGACCATAAAGTGAAATCATGTTAGTCTATCCAAATACCATGTAACAGTAGCACGTAATCCAATCTCAAAATTAGTGAACGGTGTCCATGTAGTCCACTGTGTCATCTTACTATAATCCATGCCATATCTTTTATCTATACCAGGTCTTTCACCATTGATACCAATAAGAGTGGATGGTTTATTCATCATATCAAGAATCATTTTAGTCACATCTATATTTCTCATCTCACATCCACCACCTATATTGAAATGATTGTTGATAATATTTTGGGATTCTAATTCCCAAATACCAGCACAATGATCAAACACATATAACCAATCTCTTATCTGATGTCCACCTTGATGCATATAAGTTATCTTATCTTCTAATGCATTAGTAATAGTCAAAGGTATCAACTTCTCTACATGTTGATGAGGACCATAGTTATTAGAACAGTTAGTAATAAGGTAAGGTAAACCGTAAGTGTTGTGCCATGCTTTGACAAAATAATCGGAAGACGCTTTACTTGCCGAGTAGGGGTTTCTTGGATCATATGGAGTAGTCTCCTTGAATAATTCAGTGTCATCATATTCTAAAGAACCATACACCTCATCAGTAGAGATATGATGGAACTTTTCAACCTCATGTTTGAGACTAGCATTGAGTAAATTGATAGTACCAATAACATTTGATTCAAGAAATGGTCGATAGTTCTTTATAGAATTATCTACATGAGATTCTGCAGCAAAATGCCATACCTTTGACGGTTTATACTTGTCAAAGATATAATTTACATGCTTCTCATTACTTATATCACACCACTCAAAAATAAAACTTGGAGGAACATATGATAAGTCAGCAGCATATGATAGGTTATCTATTACAACAACATCTTCTGGATCAGTGTCAGTATGATCCTTTAGATAGTGTAAAAAATTACTACCTATAAAACCTGCACCACCTGTAACAAGATAAGTCATTCAGTACCAAACTCATTGATTGTGGCGTATATATTACTTGGTTGAACTCTACCATAGTCATCCTCAAGTCTTATAATATCATCTTCCTTACATGTACCACGTTGTACTTCAATAATAAGTACACCATCAGGACCACCTGCTAGGCGATGTGTTTGTTCTATACCAATATCAAAGGTATCACCTGGTTTACACTGTCTTTCAAGAGTACCTTGTGTAACCATACCACTACCTTTTACCACAGTCCAGTGCTCTGCACGTAGATTGTGGTACTGTAATGACAGTCTTTGATTAGGTGCTACCCAAATCTTTTTGACTGCATAGTTGTCACCTCTACAGATGCACTTGTACCATCCCCAAGGACGTTCACGTTTGATACTCATCTTATCACCCCTGCATCCATAAGATCATACTCTAATTCTTCTAGTATTATATTATAATCTTTATCCCTATCATTATAAAAATACACTTCTTTATCTTTGTAATAATTATAAAGTTGTTTATAAAGTTTTGGTTGATCTTCTTCAAGATCTGACTTACCCTCCACTGCTGAAATTAAAAATGGTGTATCATACTTGAACTGAGCCAGAAACGAACCCCTTGTCATTTTTCTTGATAAATTTACCATTATAGTATAGCATCAGCGAACATCGAAGTCAAGTTTTCTTACCTTCCTTTTACTTCTCTGCTCTTGGAATGAAAGGTCTTCTGGTGACATCCATTCAGGTACAGGATAAATCCTGGCATTGCATTTTTTACATGTCTGAATTTTATCAGACGCAATTATCTTCTCTCCACATCTACAACGTAATTTCCATTCCATTAATTTTTTCCCCAAATCTGTACTGATCTCCTTGGATAAGGTGCTCTTGCTGTTATTTGTGTTACTGAATGTGGTTCATGCTTTGTGTTTATAACCAGTGTTCCTGGTGATGGGCATATAGCATGAAGACCATCAGACTCTTCCCAAAGAAATAAACCACCCCATTCTTTCTTCCATTCGTTTAGGTATAAGGTAGCACCAAAGACATGACTGCCATCATCATGCCAATTTATACCAGAATGTTTTAACCAAAGATGATAATTGAAACTTATATTATTAGATGCTGGAAGATGTTTTATAAGCGAAGATCTTAGTCTTAGTAAGATCAATGATGAAGGTGTTGCTGATAAACATGATCCAGATATATCATCAAATAAATTTGAATTCCATTGAAGGTGACTAGATCCCCAACATCTTGAGTTCTCTGGGTCTGTGTAACTATCTATTTCAGAATTGATTACACCAATAGTAGACTCAGGTATTAAGTTGGGTATAATTCTCATGAGAAGCTTTCCAATCAGCATCAAATATTTCTAATCCTTTCTCAGTAAGGATATGATTGTACATCTTATCAAATACTGTTGGTGGTATAGTACATATGTTAGCACCATATTCAAATGCTCTACCTACATCTCTTACATTTCTAATAGATGCAGCTAGAACCTCAGTTCTACTACCCCAGTTCTGTCTAGTATATATGTTTGCAATATCTTTTACAAGACATAGACCACCAAAGGAATTATCATCTACTCTACCTACAAATGGTGAGACATATGAAGCACCTGCTTTAGCAGCAAGTATTGCCTGTGATGGTGAAAATATAAGAGTTACGTTTACCTTTATCAATTCTCTTGTTAACTGTCTACATGCAAACAATCCATCTGGTGTACATGGTACTTTAATTGTTGCACACTTACCAAATACTTTAGCAAGTCTTCTACCTTCTACTACCATATCAGGACCATCACCAACAACTTCCATACTGATGTCATTGTATCCGATATCTCTTAATTCCCTATACACATCCTCTGGATCTCTACCACTCTTTCTAATGAGTGATGGATTTGTTGTAACACCGTCAATAAGACCAGTCAAGAAACCATCGTGAAGTAGTTTGGTGTCTGCAGTGTCAAGAAAAATTTTCATCAATGTGTAAAAAGCGTTACTATATCTAGCGTTATTATAATGTATCATCTGAACAATGTCAAGAAAGCTAAATAAGCTTGATCATGTTAGCCAAAGTTAATGAAAAGAATTGTCTTTGCTCTTACATTATTATCATTAGGTGCTTCCGTCCCAGT